CGTCGAACCCTCATGGAAGAAGCGGTTTTTACCCCTTCACAGATGCTTGGTTTAGTCTACTACGTGTTTATTGGATTGCCTTCAGGATTTCCTGGAACAGCAGTATTCAATTCTAAGATCAACGAGTACTATTTCAATTGTGCTTACCTGGAACTAGCTAGAAGAGATGGTCATTGGAAGCACTATTCACTAGATTCGTATCGTGAGAACGTACGAAACAAGTTTTATGGTGACGATAACATCAACTCCTTTAGCCCCGCTGTAAGAACATGGTTCAACATGATCACTTTTAGAGATTACATGCAAGAACTAGGACATGAGGTTACACCAGCGATTAAAGATGGTGTGATGCAACCTTGGATGCGATTGGACGAACTCTCTTTTCTTAAGAAAGGCTTCAAAGTCCATCCTACATTCAAGGATGTCTACGTTGATCCAATTGAGCCCTACGTAATTCACGAATTAACGAACTGGGTACGCGATGACCAAGTTTCGTTTCTTTACGACAATATCAGGGACTCTCTTGAGTTTGCTTACAGCCACGGACAAGACTTCTATACAAAGCATTTAACAACTGTCAACAACGCTTTGTTGTCTAAGAAGCTTGACCCCGTCAATATTTCTTACCACGCTTGGGATTGTGCACACTTGACCAACTGTGGCAAAGTAATATGCCCTCCTACAACACGTTTCAGAATGTTCCATGAAACCGCATACATGCCCGAGAGTGCAATGTTTCCTAAGATGCCATACATCCAGGAAGCTATGTACCTTGACAAAACTATGTGTCTGAAATGCTGTGAACATTGCACTCGCTCGTTTTTGAAATTTCCAAAAGCCAAACGAGCTGTGTGCTACGCTTGTGCTCCTTTCAATTCATTGGGGGAGATACAACCAGAAGGCTTTACTAGTTTCTTACTCGGAAATTACGAGGATGATCTAGAAGGCTTCAACTTTTGGGCCGAATGGACCAAAGAACACCACGGTCTGGTAAACAAGACCTGTTGGTGTGGAACCCCGTTTATGACGGTACTCGATGACCCCATAAACTCAAAACGCATGAAGTGCTATGAATGTGTACCCTACTCTTCTTATGAATGTGATTTTTAAGTAGATGCTCTTTCACTTCTTTCTGTTATAATATTTTCCTTTTTCCTCTCTACGTACGAGGATTGTCATTGGTTTGGCATAGGCGTAGATGTTTCTGATAATATAAA